GGTATTTCGCGATCGCAACTTCTTCCTTCTGACAGAATTTAGGTAAACTAATTTGTTTCTGTACAGTAATGCTTATATGCTACACTCTGAAAAAAGGAGGAAAGCATGGCATCAACAGGCGGCGTGAAGATAGGATCTACCTATGACGAGGCTAGAACCAGAAAAGTAAATGCTGAAGCAGAGATCGCAGAGCTAGAGCTGGCGCGGGTTCACGGGACGTTGGTAGTTGCTGTCGATGTAGTCCAAGCATGGGAGGAGGTTCTTGGCGCGCTAAAAGGCAAGCTAATGTCTATCCCTACAAAAGCTGCTCCAGTTGTTTCTGCCGAACCTGATGCTGCACAGTGTCAGCACATACTAGAAGATTTGATGAATGAAGCCCTAGAGGAATTAAGCAACTATGAGCCAAGCGTTGATCCATCATCAACCAGCGGACTTAATGAGGCACCTGAAGACGGCGATACAAAGTCTAAAGCCACCACCAAGACTAACAGTAAGCGAGTGGGCAGACCAAAAAAGGCGGCTAGACTCACAGACAAGTAGTGAGCCAGGAAGATGGCATACCTCTCGCGCTGAATACCAGCGTGGGATCATGGATGCCTGTGCAGAGCCGGAGAATAGAGAAGTAGTCGTCATGGCTGGCGCTCAGTTAGGTAAGTCTGAGGCTATCCTAAACATCATTGGATATCACATTGATAACGACCCTAGCCCGATACTTGTGTTGCAGCCCTCTCTTGATATGGCGCAAAGCTTCTCAAAGGATCGAGTTGCTAACGGATTGCTAAAGTCTACGCCATGCCTTCGAGGTAAAGTTAAAGACCCTAGAGCTAGAGATAGTGGTAATACGACTTTGCACAAACTATTCCCTGGCGGCAGTCTAACTTTGGTCGGAGCGAACAGTCCTTCTGGATTGGCATCCCGTCCTATCCGCTTAGTTCTTTGCGATGAGGTTGACCGATATCCCGCTAGTGCTGGATCTGAAGGTGATCCTGTTCAACTGGCCCGAAAGAGGGCAGCTACTTTTTGGAATCGTAAGATTATTATGGTTTCTACCCCCACGAATAAAGACAACAGTCGCATCGAGGAGGCGTTTGAAGGATCTGACCAGAGAGACTTTCACGTTCCCTGCAAGCATTGTCACAAAGAGCAAGTGTTAAAGTGGTCGAATGTCCAGTGGATTAACAAAGACCCTGATACTGCATCCTATGAGTGTTCTGGCTGCGCTGTATTGTGGACTGATGCTGATAGAAGATGGTCTATAAGGAATGGTAAGTGGATAGCTGGAAAGCCTTTTACGGGTATTGCTGGGTTCCGTATATCTGGATTGTATTCTCCGTGGACTCCTTTGGCTGACGGTGTTCGTGACTTTATGTCGATGAGAAAGAATCCTGAGCAACTTAGAGTATGGACGAATACCTATCTTGGAGAAAGTTGGGAAGATCAAGGCGAAACAATCGATGACTATTCGCTGTCTACACGAAGAGAGGCGTATGGTGAACATATACCCGAAGAAGTAATCTTTCTTACTTGTGGCGTTGACGTTCAGGATGATAGATTAGAGATATCTTACATTGGTTGGGGAAGAGATGATGAGTCTTGGGTGATCAATCACGAAATATTATACGGAGATCCATCTACGCCTCAGCTTTGGACTTCTCTGGATACTAAGATATTTACTACCTATCCTACCAATGATGGCAGGCTTTTGCCTATAAGGGCCACTTGCGTTGACTCTGGCGGTCATTTCACTAATGCGGTATACTCTTACTGCAAAAAAAATTATGCTAGAAGAGTATTTGCGATAAAAGGTGTTGGTGGTGAAGGTAAAGCAATTGTTGGCCGACCATCTAAGAACAATATTGGCAAATGCCTGCTGTTTCCGGTTGGTGTAAATACAGCAAAAGATTTATTGTTCGCTAGGATGCGGATTAAGGATGAGGGTGCTGGTTATATTCACTTTCACGATGATTTACATGATGAGTATTTTAGGCAATTAACTGCCGAAAAGGTCATTACAAAGTTTGTTCGTGGATACAAGCAGCGCGTATTCCAAAAGATAAGGCCAAGAAACGAAGCATTAGATTGTTTTGTTTATGCGATGTCCGCCTACGCAATATTGAACATTGATATTAACGCTCTTGCCGACAATAGAAGCCGTGAGGCTGCAAGGCCGGAAGCTGTTAAGCAAACTAAAAGGCAAGAATCCTTTGTTCCTAATGTGGGCAAAGGTTTTGTTAATTCTTGGCGTTAAAGGAAAACTAAATGGCCAATGCTTTTGATGCAATAAACGCTCCTGAAGGTGAACCAGAGTCTCTAGTTGTTGGTGATTTTGTTCAGTGGAAGCGATCAGACCTTGTTGCAGACTATCCCGCCGATTCATACACAGCCACTTACGTTGCCCGAATAACTGGCGGCGGTCAAAATGAAATACAAGTCGTTGGTACAAATCAAACTACTCATTATCTTTTTCAGATAAGTGGAGATTCAAGCTCTTCATTTGTCCCAGGTTATTACTTTTATCAGTTAGAGATTAAACGAAATTCTGACAGCGAAAGAATAGTTATATCTAAAGGTAACTTCAGTATAACTCCTGACTTGGAAGTTAATCAGGCTGATCCTAGAACCAACTCTAAGATAATGCTGGATAAGATTGAAAGCCTGCTCAACGGAAAAGCTGACTCTGATGTTTCAAGCTATTCTGTTGCTGGCCGGTCACTTACAAAGATGACTTTCGCAGAGCTGCAAGATGCTAGGAACTTCTATAAGCAAGAGGTTTTGAGCGAGCAGTCTAAGTTAAATGCTAAAAATGGGCGAAAAGGCTCTTCAACGATTCAAGTGAGGTTTTAAGTGGCAATTTTTGACCTATTTAAGGCCAAGCCCAAAGTTAAGGGCAAGACATTTAAGAGATCCTATCAAGGGGCCAATCAGGGTTATCTTTTCTCTGACTTTAAGGCATCAGAGCGAAGTGCTGATAGTGAGTTGCGCCCAGCCATAAAAATATTGCGTTCTAGGTCACGCGACCTTGCCAGAAACAACGAATACGTCAAGCGATACCTTTCTTTGCTTAAAACCAACGTAGTTGGAGACAAAGGCTTTGGTCTTCAGGTAAAAGCCACTGACAGCATTGGTAAGTCAGACAGAGATGGCAATCAGAAGGTTGAAATGTCATTTAGAAACTGGGGCAAGCTGGGTAATTGTACGGTTGATGGCAAGCATTCTTGGATTGACGCACAGCAGTTAGCTATTGAAAGCCTTGCTAGAGATGGTGAAGCCTTTATTATCAAGCATAGAGGGGCTTCTTTTCACGACTCGTTTGCGCTTGAGTTCATTGAGCCAGATCAAGTTGACGAGCAAAAGAACGAGAGGTTGACTAACGGAAACGAAATACGCATGGGAGTTGAGCTAAATAAGTTCAAAAAGCCCGTTGCTTACCACGTTTTGAGCTACCATCCTGGCGATTACGACTATACAACTGCTGGAAAATCTACCAAACACATAAGAATACCTGCCGATCAAGTTATACACTTGTATGACCCTAGCAGAGCTGGTCAGACGCGAGGTGAGCCTTGGATATCTCCTGCTTTGGCATCAATAAAGCAGTTAGGCGCTCTGCGTGAGGCTGCAATTGTAAATGCCCGAATTGGCGCATCTAAGATGGGGTTTTTTACGTCTCCCACAGGTGATGGATTCGTTGCAGACGATTTGGACGGAAATGTTCCGATTATGGAAGCAACACCAGGAACTTTTCACCAGCTTCCTACCGGAGTTGACTTTAAAGCCTTTGATCCTCAGTACCCAAACAACGAGTTTGAGGGCTTCCATAAGGCTTGCCTGAAGGGAATTGCTTCTGCTCTTGGCGTTAGTTACACGAGCCTGTCTAATGATCTGGAGGCGACTAGCTATAGTTCTATTCGTCAGGGCGCTTTAGAAGAGCGAGATCAGTACAGAACTCTACAACGGTTCGTTATAGATCACTTTGTTCGCCCAGTGTTTGAAGAGTGGTTGGGCGCTGCAATGGAAATTAACAGCTTTGGTATACCTCTTCGTCAGTATGAAAGGTTTTCTGATGCGGCTCAGTTCAGAGGTAAGGCTTGGAACTGGGTAGATCCGCAGAAAGAGATGGGCGCTGCGGTAATGGGACTTAAGAATGGCATTTTGAGCCTACAGGATGTTGCATCTCAGTATGGTAAAGATGTCGAAGAATTAGTATCTCAAATTGCCAGAGATCGAGATGTTGCAGATCAGTTTGGCGTTAGATATGCGCTAGAGCCGTTTGGAGCAACACTAAACGCAGTAAATCCTGATATAATCGAGCCTGATGATGCCGAAGTATAAAGGAAAAGAAATAAATACTCGCCCTAATGACACTATGGTCAATGAGGCGAAGCGCGGGTTAGAGTGGCGCAAAGAATTTGGTCGCGGAGGC